CTACACCTACCAGATCGACGATAGCTGGGTTATGGATCAAACCGGTTCGGATAACACCTCCGCTTTGTTCATGAACCCTGACGTTATCCAGTGGGGTTCGTTGCGTGAACTAGGCCCGAACAACGAAGTATTCAGCAATGCTGACGCTTCTTTGGATCAGTACATCATGGAAGGTACTTTGATTGTGCGTAACCCAGCAGGCGTGGGTGTTCTCGCTGCAATTAGCCCAACTGGTGCTGCTGTAACCGGCCCTCGTCCAAGCGCCCAAGTTAAGCGTTACTTGGCATAATCTCTTCGGAGGTTTTCTGAAGGGAATCTCAAAAGGGTTCCCTTTGGAAAGTCATGGAGAAAAGTATGGAATTAAATCTCAACAATGAAGAAGCTCGAATCAACGAGGATTACTACACAAAGGGTAATCTAGGGGCTGGCATTGAAGGATTATTGATAAAGAACGACAAGATGTTTAATGAGGTCAAGTCAGGTACTTGGTCTCAAACATTCAACACAAGGAACATTGACTACAAAATTGGCGCTATTGATGGAGCCAGGTATGTTCAGTATGACCAGAAAAACGTTGAAGCAATTAAACAAGGTTGTAAAGAAAAGCGTGAGTTTTATAAAGAACACGGTACTGATAACCCATTTTTTGCTGGAACATTTCATGCAATGGAGCTACCAAAGTGCTTTGCTCATGAGATCAGTTCTAAGTGGTTTAGTAATCGTCCGTGGGAACTTATTAAGCAGGTAAAAGAAGACAAGATATTGTTCTACGCTATTGTGAATGAGTATTATTCCGACTTTGTTTGCCATCCTAGCGGTAAAATTCCATTACCTTATAATCCAGCTATTCCGACCAAGTAAGGAAACACTATGGCCCTTTTCATCCAATCAGCTAACGCTCTGGTTAGTCGAGTAGCACAATGGGTGGGGGCAATTCCTTCCTCGGTAAGCATCAATGCAACTGCATTTGTTAGCTCTACCGGTGTAATCACAACTTCTGCAAATCCCACAAGCGTAGTTTTAGTTGGAGACTTTATTGGCCCAACCGTTACAGGCCCGTATACCGCCGTTACCGCTGTAAGCAGCACTACCATCACCGTTAACGATCCGGACGGAATTTGGCTAGGTGCAACGCTTCCTACAGCTATCCTAAAGATTCCAACCCAATCGTCTGTTGAAATCCTTGGCTGTATTCAGATGGCAGAGTTAAAAATGCGGACAATTGAGCTTCCCGCATTGCGTACCGATCCGTATAGCCTGACAAATCCTTCAATTCTGACTGTCAACGCTCAAGGTTTGGCTCCTATTCCGTCAGACATGAATCTGCCGATTCTTTTCTTTCAGGAAACTTACAGTACAACTTCTCCATCAACCACCGGAAACGTTGGCCCTTGGATTATTTATGACCGTGTTGGTGATCGTGAAATTATTCGACGCAGGATGATTGACCAACTGTACGTTAAGCCTTTTGGTGTACCAAGGGTTATTCGTGCTTCGTTTTCTGAAGTTGGGCCTAACTATGTATTCACTCCCAACCCTGGTGAAAATACAATCATCAAAGCGTATTACCAACAAACGTTTCCATTTTTGTTTAGCCCAACAACAGATTCGTTAAATCCTATTGTTCAAAATAATGCTGCACTTGCGTCATTTCCTGAAGGGTACTTCTATGGTACATTGTGGGCATATTACGATAAAAACAAAAATACTGAAGAAGCACAAAAGTGGATTTCTAGGTTTGATGACTCTTACGGTTTGATTGAAGATCAAAACTTCAAAGGCAAATGGCGTGGTGGAGATCAGCATCTCACCAGTGAATTCCAGCCCCGTAACTATCGCTATTCGTTCAAGTAAGGACTAATTATGGCTACAGGTGGTCTTTACGGCAGTACTTCTACAGGAACTGTTGCTCCACAATCAGGTTCAGAATCCGTTGGTTTGTACGGAAACAATACAGTTTTTGGTGGAACGTATTTTGAGTGGTTTGTATTTCAAGAATCGGCAACGGCATTAACAGCACCAACTGGTGGATCATGGAACTTTACAACAAACGTTGGAACTCCTCCAACAGGTTGGTCAAATTACCCTCCAATAAGCCCAACAAATAAAGTTTGGGTTTCAATTACTCTTGTAAATTCAAAATCAAACCAATCGTTTACTTGGTCTACACCAGGACAATTTGTAGTTCCTTCTGGTACTGGAACTGTTTTTAATGTTTCGGCTTTGACTCTTGGAACTTCTGGAACAGACGTTTCGTCAACAGTAGCAAATCCAACAACTACACCAGTAATTACACTTAACCTTCCTACTGCTTCTGCAACTAATAGAGGATTGTTGAGTTCCGCAGATTGGACAACGTTTAATGCTAAACAACCAGCGGGAACTTATGTTAATTCCGTAACAGGAACAGCTGGGCGTATTACAAGTACAGGCGGAACAACTCCTGTTGTTGATTTAGCAAGTGGAATAGCTACTGCCGGTACTAGTGGATCAGCTACTTTAATACCTGTAGTAACTATTGACACTTATGGTCGTGTTACTGGAATTAGCACTGCCGCAAATCCTCAAGGAACTGTAACATCTGTAGCAACAACTGTACCTTCCTTTTTGTCTGTTACTGGAAGTCCAATAACGTCTTCTGGAACAATAGCAATTAGTTATTCTGGCACTGCTTTACCAATAGCAAATGGTGGTACAGGTGCTACCACTGCAAGCGCAGCGTTGACATCATTGGGAGCATATCCAGCTTCAAATCCAAATGGATATACGTCAACAAATTATGCAACTATTACTGACGATACAACTACAAACGCTGTTCGCTACCCATTGTTTTCAAATACAACAAGTGGAAACGTAACGGCAGAATATGTAAGTTCTTCAAAGTTTAAATTTAACCCAAGCACCGGAACGTTAACGGTTTCAAATCTAATTATTGCTGCGTAGGAAAATTATGGGTAAAATTGTTTTACAAGCGGCTCTTGGTGGGGCAACAGAAATAGTTGCACCAGATTCAGCAACGACAGTAACTCTTACGTTACCATCAACAACTGGATCAATTGTTGCTACAGGTGGCCCACCAAACATTACTAGTTCCATGATTTCTGGAACTATTGCTGTTGCCCAAGGCGGTACGGGTACAACAACACCGGCATTGGTAGCTGGAACCAATGTAACTATTACAGGAACTTGGCCTAATCAAACTATTAACTCTACTTCAAGTGGAGTTGGTACTGTTACTTCGGTAGGATTAACTGCTCCAGCTTTTTTATCAGTAGCAAATTCTCCAATAACATCAAGTGGAGCACTTGCACTATCGTATTCTGGAACAGCTTTGCCAGTTGCCAATGGTGGCTCTGGTCAAACAAGCTATTTGAATGGAGAGCTGTTAATTGGTAACACTACAGGTAATACGCTGTCAAAAGCAACGTTAACTGCCGGTACTGGAATATCAATCACCAATGGCGCAGGATCTATTTCCGTAGCCAATACTGGAGTTACTAGTGTTGCTGGAACAGGTACAGTTAATGGATTAACTCTTAGTGGAACAGTAACGTCAACAGGAAGCTTGACGCTTGGCGGTTCTATTACAGGTGTTTCTTTAACAAGCTCTGTAACAGGAGTATTGCCAATAGCAAATGGCGGCACAGGTTCAAGCAGTTTGGCTGGAGCAGGAATTCAACAGCTTGGTTTTGATTCAATAACTGCTGGTGGAAGCACTACTCTTACTGGTTCTAGTGCTACATATCAGTATGTTTCGGGTTCAAGTACTTCTGCAACAACTATAAATTTACCTGACTCTTCTTATGGCTTGCCTATTGGATACAATTTTTTAATTGAAAATAACTCAACATCTAGTTTAATTAGCTTAAAAAATTCTGGCGCTACTTTTCTTCAATATGTTTTAATTGGTTCAATAGCTCGTGCAACTTACTTGGGAACTAATACTTGGGATATTTCAGTATCTGGTTTTCCTGGTAACACAGCGCTTTCTGGTATTGAAAGAAATACTTATTCTTTAATAGCATCATCAATAACTGCTGTACAACTTACTCAATTTTCTAATGTTATTCAATATGTAACTGGAGCAATTTCACAGACAATTTATTTATCTTCAACTGCTTCAACATATAAAGGTCAAACTTGGACAATCATTAATAAATCGTCTACAACAGTTACCGTTGCTACTTACAATAATTTAAATGCTTTAACCACAATACCCGCAAATTCAAAAGGTATTTTTACTTGTGTAGCGCAAACAACAATAAGCGCTCAACCTGCTTCTGATTGGTACTACAACGTACTTCCAATAACAATTGGTGCGGGTAGCGGTACAGTTACTTCAGTTGCAGCTACAGTTCCAGCATTTTTGTCAATAGCTGGTAGCCCTATTACTACTAGCGGTTCTCTTGATATTTCGTATTCTGGGACAGCGTTACCTATTGCTAACGGTGGTACGGGTGCAACAAGTGCCTCTGCTGCATTAACTTCTCTTGGAGCTTATGCTGCATCTAATCCAAGCGGATACACAAACAATACAGGAACAGTTACTAGTGTTGCTGGAACCGGCACAGTAAGCGGTTTAACTTTAACTGGTACGGTAACTACAACAGGTAACCTAACACTAGGTGGTACTCTTTCGGTTACGGCTTCAAACTTTGCAAGTCAAACAGCAAATGCTGTACTTATTGCTCCCAATGGTGTTGCTGGTGTTCCAACGTTTAGAACTCTTCTTTCCGCAGATATACCTACTTTAAACCAGAACACTACAGGTACTGCTGCAAACATTACAGCTACCAGTAATTCAACGCTTACTACATTAAGCTCATTAAGCCTTCCAGGATCTCAAGTTTCTGGCAATATTTCTGGCAATGCAGCCAATGTAACTGGAACAGTAGCGGTTGCTAATGGAGGAACTGGTCAAACTACTTATACAGATGGTCAATTATTAATTGGCAACTCTACTGGAAGTACGCTTGCAAAAAGCACATTGACTGCTGGCACGGGAATTACCATTACTAATGGTTCAGGGTCAATTACAATTTCTGCAACCGGTTCAGGTACAGTTACTTCTGTAACAGGTACATCTCCTGTTGTTTCTAGTGGTGGTGCAACTCCTGCAATAAGTTTAGCCGCTGCTTATGGAGACACTTTAAACCCATACGCTTCTAAAACGTCTAATTTTGTTTTAGCTGCTCCTAATGGTTTTGCTGGTGTTCCTACTTTTAGGGCCATTGTTGCTACTGATATTCCAACGTTGAATCAAAGTACAACAGGAACAGCATCAAACATTACTGCTACTAGCAATTCAACGCTTACTACTTTAAGCGCATTGAGTTTACCCTATTCTCAATTGTCAGGAACGGTTCCAACGTGGAATCAAAACACTACTGGCACGGCTGCAAACATTACTGCCACATCCAATAGCACGTTAACCACCTTAAGTTCTTTGAGTTTGCCTGGTTCGCAAATAAGTGGCAATATCAGCGGCAATGCAGCCAACGTAACAGGAGTTGTTGCAGTAGCAAATGGTGGAAGTGGAGTTACAGTTTCTTCTGGTGCTAACTCAATTGTTTTGCGAGATTCAAATGCAAACATAACAGTTAACTCAATTAGCGAATCATTTTCAAGCGTTGCTGCTGCTGGTACTACAACAGTATTAACGGCAAGTTCTGCTCCTAATTACGTTGTTACTGGTTCAGGTGGTCAAACGTATCAATTGCCTGATGCAACAACATTGGCTAATGGCATAAATTACACGTTTAACAATAACCAATCTAGCGGAACAATTGTTGTTAAAAATAACTCAAGCACTACAATTGCAACAGTTCAGTCTGGTGGTTTTGTTGAAGTTATTTTGTTAAGCAATGCAACTGCTGCCGGATCATGGGATTTGCATAACTTTGCACCTTCTAATGTATCTTGGTCAACAAACACGTTTGATTATCCTGGTTCTATTACATCGGCAACATGGAACGGAACTGGTATAGCTATTAGCCGTGGTGGTACAAACTCTACTGCAACACCTACCGCTGGTGGAATTTCTTACGGTACTGGAACTGCTTACGCTTTTTCAAGTGCCGGTACTTCTGGCCAAGTTCTTACATCAAATGGATCAGCAGCACCAACTTGGTCAACGGTTTCTGGATCAGGAACAGTAACGTCTATTACTGCTGGTACGGGACTGACTGGTGGTACGATTACGACTACTGGTACGATTGCATTAGCAACAACGGCAGTTACCGCTGCTAGTTATACAAGTGCAAACATTACTGTTGATGCTTATGGTCGTATTACAGCTGCTGCTAACGGTAGTGGTGGTGGTGGTTCAACAGGAACTTATGCCCGTACTTCATTTACAGCTACAGCCGGTCAAACAAACTTTACTTTGACGTATACAGTTGGATACCTTCAAATATTTGTTAATGGTATTTTGCTTGCAACGTCAGATTACACAGCAACTTCTGGAACAGATTTTACTTTAAGCGTTCCAACTCTTGCTGGTGAAATTGTTGAAGCAGCGGTGTTTAGTTCCGGAGCATTTACAAGAACTAGTTTTACTGCAACATTAAATCAAACAGCATTTACATCATCTTACACAGTAGGACAATTACAAGTTTATGTAAACGGAACATTTTTGGCAACATCAGATTACACTGCCACCAATGGAACTTCATTTACTTTAGGCGTTGGAACAAATACTGGTGACATTGTTGAAGCAATAAATATTACTTCATTTTCAACTGCTGGTGTAACAACTGGTAAAAGTATTGCAATGGCAATGATTTTTGGATATTAAGGAACAAAAATGGCAAATCCCAACATAGTTAACGTAACATCAATTTACGGCAACACTAGTTATTTAATCCCAAGTACAACATCTGCAACTACTTGGACTGCGCTTACGCCGGCTGCTAGTACGGTAAACAAAATTGACAATATTGTTGCAGCTAACGCAACTGCATCTGTTGCAACAGTAACTGTAGCAATTAATAGCGCTGCGGCTGGTGCAGGAACAAATTATCGTCTTGTTTACCAAGTGCCTGTACCTGTAAACTCTTCAATTGTTATTGCTGATAAAAGCACTGCTTTTTACCTTGGCGAAGCGCAATCTATTGTTGTGACTGTTGGTACAGCTTCCGCAATTGAATTAACCGCATCTTACGAAGCTATTACCTAATGTCTATTCGGTATAAAGGTTCAATTATGTCGTCTACAGCGGCGACAATTAGCACGTCGTCTGCTAAAGGGATATGGCGTCTTAATGAAGTAATGCAATCTTTATACGCATCAATATGGCCTTCACTTAACTCAGCGCCGCCAACTGTTGAGTATTTAGTAGTTGCTGGTGGTGGTGGTGGTGGTGGTTCTACTGCAAGTTTTGCTGGCGGTGGAGGCGGAGGCGCTGGCGGATTTAAAACAGCTACAGGATTTTCTGTTGATTCAACAACAATTTACACAGTTACTGTTGGTAGTGGGGGAGCTAGTAGTACTGCTGCTGGTTCTAATGGATTAAATTCTGTTTTTTCATCTATAACTTCTACTGGTGGTGGTGCTGGTGCTGGTGCTGCTTCTGGAATTGCTACAACTGGTGGTTCTGGTGGTGGCGGTGCGGTTGCAAATTTAAGTGGTGCAGCAGGTACATCTGGACAAGGTAATGCAGGAGGAGCAGGAAATGGAACTTCTGACACTGGAGGCGGTGGCGGAGGTGCAAGTGCAGTTGGTGGAAATGGCAACTCCAGTCCTTATAACGTTAGCCCTATAGGTGGAGATGGTGGCGCAGGAACTGCATCTAGTATTTCTGGAACATCTACAACTTACGCCGGTGGTGGCGGTGGTGGAACGTATGGTGCTGGTAGTGCTGGAGCAGGACGCGCTCCTGGTGCTGGTGGCGCTGGTGGTGGTGGAGGTGGTGGGCCAATAACTACTTATACTGGTGTAGCAGGAACAGTAAACACTGGCGGTGGTGGTGGTGGATCAACTGCCGCATCATCAGCAACCACAGGAGGCGCTGGTGGCTCAGGTATTGTCATTATTGCTTACCCAAGTGCAAGCATTAGCATTGTAACTTTTTCTGCTGGTTTGGTTGTTAACGGCGTAACTACCACGGGTTCTAATGTTCCTTCTCCAGATACAACATCACGAGCCGGTTACAAAGTTTATACGTTTACTGCTGGTACAGGAACAATAAAATGGTCTGCTCCAACACCAACTGCGCCTTCAACCGTTAACTATTTAGTAGTTGCTGGTGGAGGCGGAGGCGGTGGATGGGCTGGTGGTGGTGGTGGTGCAGGAGGATATAGAGCTATTGATGGGTTTGCTGTTGCAACAGCAACAAACTATACAGTTACGGTTGGGGGTGGTGGTACAGGTCAACCTGCTGGTGCTGACGCTGCATATACATCTGGTAGCGATTCCGTTTTTAGCAGCATAACTTCTACCGGCGGTGGTAGAGGCGGAAACCTTACAGGAAGTGGATTAGCTGGCCAACCTGGTGGTAGTGGCGGTGGTGGCTCTTATAGTTTTACCTATGGAGCCGCTAGCACTAGTCCTGCAGGTCAAGGTATGCGTGGTGGTACAGCGATTACAGCATCCCCATACTCTGCAGGTGGTGGTGGTGGTTATTCCGCAGTAGGGGCTAATGCTGTAGGGGTTAATGCAGGTGCAGGTGGTGCAGGTGTTTCAACAGCTATATCAGGAACATTAACGTTTTACGCAGGCGGCGGCGGCGGCGGCGGTGGTGATATTACAGCAGTTGGAGGAGCCGGTGGTAATGGTGGTGGCGGAACTGGCGGCCAAAATACTATCGGTGGTCAAGGTAGTGTAAATACAGGTGGCGGAGGCGGTGGAGCAGGGACACCAAATGCTACAGGTAGCAGTCAAAAAGGCGGTGGTGCTGGTGGCTCTGGTATTGTAATTATTGCGTATCCAAATACTTACACAGACATTGTTTCATTCTCTAGCGGTTTAGTTGTTAACGGTGTAACCACAACAGGGTCTAATGTTCCTGCTTCGGATACAACATCTTCCGCTGGTAATAAAGTTTATAAATTTACAGCCGGAACTGGCACAATAACTTTTTAATTATGTCTACTAGATACAAAGGTTCTAAGTTATCTGTTTCAGAAGCAACTACAAGTACGAGTTCTGCTCCAGGTATCTGGCGCTCTAATGAAACAATGCAGGCTCTTACTGCTACAAGTTGGCCTAAAATTTTATTTTCTCCTGTTATTGAGGTACTAGTAGTTGCTGGCGGTGGCGGTGCTGGTGGATCAAATACTACTTATGGTGGTGGAGGTTGGTCTGGTGGAGGCGGAGGCGCTGGCGGTCTTTGTTATCAAACAGGACGCTCTACTGCGGCATCGACATCATATACAGTAACTATTGGTGCCGGAGGTAATGCAGGTACAAGTTCTGGATCAGCCACTGCGGGGTCTTACGGAATTTCTTCCGTATTTGATACTATTACTGCAAATGCTGGCGGTGGTGGTGGCGCATATCCAGCGGGAGCAGGGTTAAGTGGCGGTAGTGGCGGCGGTGGCGGCTCTAGCTATACAAGTGGTGCTGGCAGTGGTGGCGGTTATAACCAAGGAAATTCTGGAGGCGCTACTGGCTATGGAAATTCCGGACAAAGTTCTGTAGCTAGCGGTTCAGGGGTCGGCGGTGGAGGCGGTGGAGCAACTTCAACAAATGCTACTTATGGGGCTGGTGGAGTAGGACTTGCCGTTTCTATTACAGGAACATCAGTAACTTATGCGGCAGGCGGGGGATCAGGTCTTACTTCTGGCGGCGCTGGTGCCGCCAATACGGGAAATGGTGGGATTGGTAGAAACGCAAATAATGGTGGTTTTGCTGGAGGTTCTGGAGTAGTAATCATCGCTTACTTAAATACTTACCCAGATATTTCTTCATTTTCATCAGGTTTAATTGTTAACGGTGTAACAACAACAGGCTCCAATGTTCCAGCATCGGACATTGTTTCGCGATCAGGCTACAAAGTTTATTCGTTTACGTCTGGCACAGGTACAATTCAATGGTAAGAAATTTACAATTTTTTGGGGTTAATTATGAGCATTTCGCGTAATCTTTCATTCTTAGCTAACAGTATTGGCAGCACTGGGGCATCACTTAATACTCAAGAGGTTAACACCATTTCGGCTACTGCTGCCACAGGAACAATCAATTACGATGCAAGCACTCAAAGTGTTTTGTATTACACAACCAATGCTTCTGCAAACTGGACGCTTAATGTGCGTGGTAGTAGTTCGATTAGCTTGAATACTTTAATGTCAACCGGTCAAAGTTTGACTATTGCGTTTTTAGTTACCCAAGGTACAACAGCTTACTATCAATCTGCTATGACAATTGATGGGACTTCAGTTACTCCTAAATGGCAAGGTGGTACTGCCCCCTCTGCTGGAAATGCAAGCTCTGTAGATGTTTACTCTTTTACTATTGTAAAAACAGGTAGTGCAGCATTTACGGTTTTAGGCTCGCAAACTAAATTTGCATAAGGATTCTTTATGCCTTTTATTTCTAGGTTTGGGTCTAAAGCTGCTAGAGGATTTGGAATTTTATCTGCGGCTTATTTTACTATTACAAGTGAATATTTAGTTGTAGCAGGGGGTGGTGCTGGAGGTACTGGACAAGATGGAGGCGGCGGTGGTGCTGGTGGAGTATTAACACAAACTAGTGTTTTTTTAGGTACAACTGTGTATACAGTAACCGTTGGAGCAGGAGCTCCAACAACGCCAGCAAATTCTGCTAGAGGTGGAGATAGTGGTTCAAATTCTGTATTTTCAACATTAACCGCTGTTGGTGGTGGTGGTGGCGGTGCTGGTAATACTGGATCACCAAACAATGGAGTTTCTGGAGGATCAGGCGGTGGTGGTGGTGGACTTAGAGTAGGTACTGGTGGTTCTGGAACTTCTGGTCAAGGTAATGCTGGTGCTACTGGAAGCGCTTCTCCTTGGGGTGGCGGCGGCGGTGGCGCTGGTGCGGCAGCAACAAATCAAACTGGTGGTATTGGTTCAGCATTATCTATAACAGGAACATCAACCTACTATTCGGGCGGTGGAGGAGGCGGATCTACTGGATCAAGAGGTCTTGGTGGAACAGGCGGTGGTGGTGCGGGTGGTAATAGCAATACCGCTGGAACAGCAGGAACTGCAAATACAGGCGGTGGTGGTGGCGGAGACGGAGATCAAAGTAATTCAGTCCATCCAGCAGGTGGTGCTGGCGGTTCTGGCATAGTTGTTCTTGCATACCCTAGTACATATCCAAGTATTAATACTTTTTCTGCTGGGTTTGTTGTTAATGGCGTAACCACCACAGGTTCTAATGTTCCAGCAGCAGATACAGCATCACGCTCTGGTTACAAAGTCTATACATTTACATCTGGCACAGGTACTATTCGATGGAGTTAAATAAATGGCACATTTCGCACAACTTGATGAAAACAATATTGTTGTCCAAGTAATTGTTGGAGTTGACGAGCCTTATGATGGCGAAGCAATCTACCAAGAAAACACGGGTAAGATTTGGAAAAAGACTAGCTACAACACAGTTGGTGGCGTACACACATTAGGCGGTACACCGTTTCGTAAAAACTACGCTGGAATTGGATATTTTTACGATTCAATTCGTGATGCGTTTGTCCCACCCAAAATATATCCAAGCTGGATTCTTGATGAGCAGACTTGCCAGTGGTATCCACCGGTACAATACCCTAGCGATGACAATCGTTACGTTTGGGATGAAAGCACCATTTCTTGGGTAGCAATATGACCGATTACACTAGACTTCGCACTCCATTTGTAAACATGAGTTTTACACCTGATGTGCCGTCTAATGCTCTTGGCCCAAACGAATACAACAGCGGAACAAACGTTGAAGCTGATGTTCGTGGGATTAAGAAGGTTTCGGGTGAACAGTCTATTCTTTCTGCTATTCCTGGCAATGTAGTATTCATGGATGGTGGGTTTAGAAACAACAATGCTTGGGTTTACATTGCCGCTACCCGTGAGGGTAAGTGGTACATGGTTACCTCTTCCGGTATCACAAACATAACACCTGGTGTGGGGGGGAATCCAAACGTTGCACTGTCAGGTTATTCAGACGATATAAACATTACAACCTCTTGGGTTGGTGAAGTGTTTTTTATCAATGATGCTCTTAGAGCGCCAATGTACTTCCTGCCAACAGCAACAGAAATCTATCTTTATGGTGCTGCTCCTGATAACTATGTCTGGAATTACGATGTTGGAGTAACGGCAACTCGTGCTGAATTTGTACGCAACTATTGTTCTCCAAACGTTGGAAACATCTTGATTGCTGGAAACATTACAAAGGACTACAGCACTGGTCTTACTGTGAACTACCCAACTACAGTTCGCTGGTCACAAAGCTTTGCAAATACAGGCGTTCCTGCTTCTTGGACTCCTACCCTTACCAACATTGCTAACGAGCAGGAAATACCCGTTCGTGGCCCTATTGTTGACGGTTTCTTTTTAGGTGGAAACTTCTACGTTTGTTCTTATTGGGATACGGTTGTTTTCTCTCCTATTGCTTATCAAAACAGCACTGCACCGGTCTTTGGCATTCGACTGTTTAACCAGGGTCGTGGGTTAATAAACAACAATTGCTGGTCTAACACCGACTCCAATGTTTACGGCATTGATAGCAGGGACATTTGGGTGTTCAACGGATCAGATTTCTTTCCTCTTGGCAATCAAAAAGTCCGTGATTACTTTTTTAACAATTTGAGCCCAACATATTCTGATCGTGTTTTCATGGTCAACAATACGCAAAAGAACCAGATTGAAGTTTACTTCCCTGATCTAACGTCTACCGGTTGGTGCAACAAAATGATCTCTTGGAGATACGATCTAAGCATCTGGAATGCTCCTAGAGACGTAGCTAATGCCTGTAGTGCTTGTGAGGCTCCAAAGCTTGTTAGCGGTGCTTTTAAGTACGCTTCTAGGACTGTTACATACGCCAAGGGTGGTACTGCTAGTTCACAACTTATCCAAACAGGTGTCGGAAATTCGTTTAATGGCGTAGCAATTCCTGCTCTATTTGAGCGCAATAATGTTACGTTGCAAACGGAAAAAGGTGCTGTTCCATACAGTGCCAAACTGTATATACATCGGTTGCTTCCAGAGATTGCCGGTACAGGTAATGTAAACATTACTACCGGTGGCTCTAACTCTACTGCCCAACCAGCTACTTATGGTCAAACAGGGGTTGTTGCTGTTGTAACAGATAACCCTTGGGTTACTAGCCAGCAAAACAACGTAAGAACTGTCTCGGTTAAAGTACAATCAAATGATGCTACAGATTCATGGAATCTAACAGCCATTAACTGGCAAGCAACTGTTACTGAGGATGCGTTCTAATGCCTTATGCTCTTGATGGTAATCCCTCGCAATCAGAAATATCTGAGGCGATTAATTATCTATTGAGCAACTTTAGTACAGGCGTTACTAGCGATCCTAACACGGGTGAAGTCAAAGGCCCAACAGGAAACATTCTTAGTTACTTGTACAAGTACATGGCTATTAAATACGCAGATTCGTTTGACGGATCTGTAAACTTTAGTAACGTACCAACAAATCGTCAGTATTTTGGAATTAGAAATAATGACAATTCTTCAGAATCATCTAATTACACTGATTACATTTGGAATAAAGTAACAGGTGGATTTGGTACAACTAAATTTCTGTTTTATGTATCTACTGGTGGAAGACAAATTCAGTTTGCCGTTTCACAATACGCTCCAGATACAGGATGGTTAGTTGATCCAGGTGCGTCTATTGATTTGGATGTTGTTACGTCTGGAAATATTCCTGTAATTGCACAAGTATTTTTCTCGTATTTCACTCCAAGTACATTACAAGTTCCTCGATCTGGATTGCCGTTAACTCCTAGTTTTACAGGGGTACAAGCTGCGTTGTATTCAATTCAACAAGGCATTGTTATTCCTTTTACGGATGCTCAAACTGATTCAAACGTTGGTTTTGTTAGCAATTCTTGGCGCATTGGTAATTCCTCAACTACGGGTAACGGGGATATTTCTTACACCAATATTACGGTTGGAAATCCAACAGATGCCGGTGATTATGCGTTGTGGCCTGCACCAACAGCAATGTCGGCAAACCCTGCTTTCATAAGCGTTCCTATACGTTATAAAAACAATCTTGGTGTTGTGACGCAAGCAGCAGTAGCAACTGTTCAGTTTGTATTTGCTGATCCTGGTGCTACGGGTTATTCTGGCCCAACAATTGATATTTCTGGATATTCTTCTTTTACGCAAAATGCTGGTGGTGCATTTACGCCAGCTACTGCTACGCTAACAGCCATAACGACTAACGTTACTAGTCCTACTTATAGCTGGTCTATTACTGGTGCAACTCCGACATCTGCTACAACATCATCTGTTGTAATAACTCCTAATTCTTCTGCTACGTCTGTAACGGTAGTATTGACTGTTAACGGATCAAATTTATCAAGCCCTGGTAGCAAGACAATAGTAATGCCGATTGTCTATAACGGCCCTGCTGGTCAAGCTGGTGCAAATGGTGTAATGTCTGCTTTTCCTACCATTTATCAATGGACAGGCTCTTCTACACCACCAACAAGACCTACTACAACATCTACCTATACATGGGCTACAGGAGCTTATACAGCGCCTAGTGGATGGTATACATCGGCTCCTAGCAATACCACTTCTGGAAATTATTTGTGGTCAATTACTTATCCTTTATCAGTAACTGCTACCACTACAACTTCAACGTTGGATTGGACTAACACAAGCAATAGCATTAGAGCAATTTCTTATAACGGTGGAAATGGAGCAGCTACTTACGTTATTACAAGAACTGCAAATGATGGATCTCCACCAACTGATGCTGAAGTAATAGCGTTAATTGGAAGAACTCCTGTTGCTGGAGACATTTGCACTTTAAGCTACAACATACAAAACAATGCTATTGTTTATAGGTATATAACTTCTTGGACAACGTTTGTTACTTATATAACCGGAAGTTTAATTGTTCAAAACACAATTACTGGTGATAAGATTTCTGCCAATACTATTACTGGCGACAGGATTGCTGCTAATACTTTAACAGCAACAAACATTGCATCAAATACTATTACTGCAACTCAAATTGCAGCAGCTACTATTTCCGCTACAAACATGGCTGCAAATAGTATTACTGCTGCAAATGCTGCAATAGCTGATGCAACAATTACCACGGCAAAGATTGGCGATTTACAAGTAGAAACATTGAAGATTGGAAATAATGCAGTAACTCTTCCTAATGGTACAACCAGTTATGCAGCTACTGTTATTTATGCCGCAGGCAGTTCAGGTAGTGGATATGACCCTGTTTTTACTACAGTTTTAACTCAAACGGTAACTTCTACAGGTGCACCAACTCTTGTTACAGTTTCAACCTCATACGTTCCACCTTCTCAAATCATTAATAACGATGGAGATCGTGGAGCAAGTGCGCTTGTCGTTTCATTAAAAAGAAATGGTACAACTCTTTTTGAAACTCCAAAAAGTGGGGCTGGAGTTGGATATGATTATTATGGAGGTATAGGAAGTGATTTGTGTACATTTTCTATAATGGACAATCCTCCGTCTGGTTCAAATTCTTATACTTTGGTTTTTAAAGCATCTTATCCTTCTTCGTATAACGGTTATAACAAAATTAGCACCATTGCAACTTTAGAAACAAAAAAATAATGGCTGATATATCAATATATTTGCAAAGCAATGGTCAAATTGTAAGGGTAACTATTTGTCCTGATGATAAGATAAATTCTCAATATGATCCCACTATTGAAAAATACGTTTCAGGAATTTATCCTGGAAATGAATTTTATGTAATAAATAATTTGCCTGTTAATATTCCTCCGGCTCCAAATTCATATTCTGTTTTTAACTATGACACAAAGCAATGGATTGATCCAAGGACAGATCAAACGCAATGGATAGTAGTAAAAGCCCAACGTAATACTTTGCTTGCAGAATCAGATTGGACTCAATTGCCTGATGTTGTTTTAAGCAACAAAGCAGCATGGGCAACATATCGTCAGGAATTGCGTGATATAACAACGCAATCTGACCCTTTTAATATTATTTGGCCTTCCAAACCGGAGTAAATCATGGGCGCACCATCGGCACAAGTTCAATCACCTCAGAGTTCATCCTCTGGAAAAGGTGTGGCTTCATCTCAATCATCTCCTAGCGGCAAAGGTGGTTCTCAAGAATATGCAGCTCCAGAGCAGATGCAAGGCTCCCAAGGGGCGGTAACGTTTCCAGGTCAAAGTGGTCAACCGCAAATGGGTATGCCAAACGCATATTCGAATACCATTGACCAAAACATGACTCAGGGTAATGGTGGACAAAATGGTATGTGGGATAATTCAACCCAACCTAGCGGCAAAGGTTCTGCCGGTACTTCTGGTTCATCCAGCAAAGGTAAGAGGTAATAATCATGGGAATGGGCAAATCGTCTGGTACTCAGACAAATACTGTTCAGATGACTCCTGAACAAAAAGAAACTCTTCAAATACAAAATGAAGCTTTAAAGAATACGTTTCTTCCTGCTTACCAAAATACGGTAACTGGTGCAAAGAACGTATACAACAATGCTGCTGGAGGTGTTACCAATGCCGCTAATGCTGCGTCTGATGTAGCTGCCGGTACAGGTGCTTTACAAGGTGCTGTAGGGGCTGGTAGTTTGTTGTCCGGTGTAAAGGGTCTTCAATCTTTGTTTGACCCCAACTACGAAAAAGGACAAGTCAATGCTGCACTGCAAGCAGGACGTGAATCTGCTCGGGAAAGCCAAGCTGGACAGAATGCCATGTACGGTGGTGCTGGTGGTCTAGGATCGGCTCGTATGGCCTTGGCAGATACCAATCTAGCCGGTCTAAATGCTCAACGACAGGCTACTGCTGCTGCTGGAGCGCAAGCCCAGGTTCAGGCTAACAAAGCTGCTGCCGCTAACCAATTGGCTAATATTGGTGGTCAAGGTTTGAATGCCGCAAATACTGCCGCTGCTTCCCGTATTGGATACGCTGGAGCGCCACAAGACCTGTACAGCAAGTATGCTTCTATTGTGTTTGGTACGCCTCAAGCATCTACCAACCCCAACTACGCTGGTACGCAAGGTGGTACGTCTACTGGCTCTAGCAAGAGCAGCGGATTTAAGATTTAAGGATTTACTATGGCTACAAGTCCTTTTGCTGGTGCTGGTCTTAGTCAATTTGGTCAAGAATTGGCTGGGCCAGGATTTCTTGACGAGCAAAAAGCTAAATTAAAAAAAGTAGCAGCAATTGCTTTGCTTCATGGAACAGGTGCAACTGGTTTTTTAGATGATTTAATGCCTGGTTTTCAAGATGAAAAGGGCGGTCTTCCTCCTCCAACAATAACACCTATAAAACAACAACCCATTGTTCCTAATAATTTTGTTGACGACACAGGACAAATAGTTTCGTTTAATCCATACACAAGCACTAAGCAATTTAATAATCTAGATGCTCTATCAGATCATGACATAGGCAATTCTTACCTAGACAAGCACAAGGAATAAATGATGGCTGATCCCACACAACCTAGCGCATTTATGCAGCAATACAATGCTGGTGGAGCGCCTTTAGACCCTGTTGCTGAAAATAATGCTGCTCAAGTAAACAAAGACAGAATGGCATGGAACACTGCCGCAACCACTACTGATCCAAAACAAGCGGTTACCGTTTTAGATCAACTAAGCAAAAATTCAACAAATCCTGTTGTTTCTGATCTTGCGTATGAAAAGAAAAAAGAGCTGTCAACTCAATTAAACGAGTACGAGCGTATTAAGCAAGGCGTTTATGCTGCTGGCACTCCTGGCACTCCTGAAGGCAACATTGCAGTTGCAAATGCCATCAAACAGTATTCTCATAAACCTCAACTTGGTCAAGCATTGATCGCGTCTATTTTGGGACAAGATGCTACTGCTTTTAAACTTATTACTGGTGGAGAACAAAAAACGCAAATTAAATGGGGCAAAGAAGGTGATATGTATTACCAAACCGTTGATGGTTTTGGTAATCCTGTAAAAACTGTAGATGCTCAAGGTAATCAATTATCTGCACAAGATTTGCAAGACAGGGGCGTTAGCTACGATTCTTTTGACAACACAATTGCTGGCGTGGCTAGTAAAGAAATGTATAAGACTAGGGCTCAAGCAGCAGATGTGGATCAAAAAGGAAATGCTCAATTTTATTCAACTTTTGTTCCTCAAGAAGCATTTGTTGTTGATGCAATAAATGGATTACAAGATTTAAAAAATGTTCCAGCAGATTCATTACGACAAGCATTGTCAATTGCAAGCAAAAACATAACTACGGGATCTTCAGGAAGTACAAACACTCAAAAAGGAAAAACTGCTAGTGCAAATGCATCTACTTCTGACGAAAAAAATGCTGCTGTAAAAGCTGGCGGTGGTACTGCTCAAGCCACAACTCCAGGAGAAATTAGTAGCGGTGTTTCTGGAAATATTGCAGCAGGTGCAAATGTTAAAAACACAACAAATTTAAGTGGCGGGACTACTAATCTCAATATTTCAGGTACATCAAGTCAAAACGAACAATCTGCTTTGCAAAAAACTCGTCAATTATTAATTGATGCTCGTTTAAAAGGATTGGATGTACAACAAATTGATAAATTGTTAAATGCCCATCAATTAATTAACAAAATGTCTCAAGATCAGACTTCATTGTCTGATTACAAAAAACCTGGATTTGTTGCAAGACTTGCGCCTCAAGAAATTGGCGACAATCTTGGTTTGTTAAAAGCTGAATTGTTAAAAGCGCAATACAACATTACGCAATTAAAAAATTACCAGCCGTACTATAACGGTGCTATAGAAGCATATAACAAAACGGGTATGGCTCCTCCTATTGGGCAAATAGAAACTCAATTTGTTAAGCATCCAGATCAACAGAGAACAAATCAATCTTTTGCAACAGCTATTGGTTCAGTTTTGCGTGATGCTAGTAAAAATGAAGCACCGGAACAATCTTCTGGTGCAGTTGCTCCACCGACTCAAACTGCTGCAAATCAAATTACTGCTCCTGTAACTGGTAGGCCACCTCCTGTTGCTGCTCCTAAGATTCCTGCTGGATGGACATTGCATACCGATTCAAAAGGTAATAAAGCATACGTCAGTCCAGATAAAAAACAATTTATTGAGGTGAAATAATGGCTTTTGATTTAAGCACTGCTACACCTGTAGATTCAACTTCTGCTGAAGGATCAAGTCTTTTGCCAAAACCAACTGACTTTCCTGATGTTACAAAACGTGCAAAACAAAACAAAGAAACTGACGTTCAAAGATTAGAACAACTTACGTCTCCAGACCTTACTGAGGCGGCAGCATTAGTTCCTGGTGTTACTAGTGATTTGGGTAGTCAAGCAGTAAACCTTGGACAAGGTGCTTTTAATTACGTTAAAGAGCATCCTTTAGCTAGTGCTGCTGCTGGTGGTGCTGCGGTTTTATTAAATCAAAAAATATATAAAACATTAAAAGACAAAGTATTTGGTGAATCAAAACCAACAACAGCAACAAATGCAACACCTGAATTGTTCTCAAGAATTGATCCTGAATTAGATATTTCAAAAAAACCTATAGCTGGTGAACCAATATTTGATGTTCCAAACTATGCTCAAGCTCCTGCGCCGGTTGAAGCACAAACAAAACCTACTGTTGAGCAATTAAAACAAAAATTAAGTGTTGCTTCTGAAGTGGCTCCAACTATACAACCTAGTGTGCAAACTCCTGTTGCTTCACCACAAGCTCCTGTAGCCCCGCCTGTTGCTCCAATTGATCCTAAAGTTGCTAAAAGAAATGCTGCAATTGCAGAAGCAAATGCACGTTTAGAAGCTGTTAAAAACAGTCCTGATGTAGTAAATAGTGAATATTCTAAATTTGGTGAAACTCCTGAACAAGAACAAATAAGAAAAGCAGAAGCTCAAGCAAAACTTAAAGCTGCTACTAATGCTCATATAGACGAAATTAACAAAATAAATTCGTCAAGCTTAACTTCTGAAAGCGTTGTTGCTCCTGAGTCTCCTAAAGAACTTCCTAATGGCCCTCAAACAAAACCCGTTGTTCCTCCAGAAGCTCCTAAAGAACCAGTATTAAGTGAACGAGTTCAAAAAGCTGCTGCCGCCGTTCCTCCTGAAGTTCAAGCTAAATATGCGTCTGAAGGAAAAGTTGTTTTAAAAGGGTATGGTGCTGGTGATGTAAGTATTGCCAATACATACGGAAAAGAAGCTTATGCGGCCATAGTTGACCAGTTTAACAATGGGCAACCTATTGGTTCTGATGAAAATTATAAAAAAGTTCAAGCAAAAATTAATAAAGGAGTTCCTTCTAATATGGCTCCATTTTTTGCTTCTAAATTACCGGCGTCTGAAGCTGATGCTGGAACTTTTGGGCCGAAAGAACTTGGTGAAAGAATTGCTTATACGCCTGAAGGAAAAATTGTTACTTCTCCATCCACAATTAACAAATATGCAAGAGAAGGAAAATCTATAGGAATGGTTGTTCCAAAAGAAAACTTGCAATATGGAAAAGTAACACCAGCGCATTTAGGTGGAATTGTTGGATTAGTTAGTGCTGGGTTGCTTGGAAAAGCTGGATATGATGCTTATAGTCATGCAAAAGAAACGGGAGATTGGGGGCCATTGGCAAAAATTGCTGCTCCATTTGGAGTTGGCTTAGTGAGTGGGCCTGCTGGTGCTGTTACTGATGTAGCCGTTAATCCTGAATCTTATATGTCTTCTTTCAAGAAAGCATCTCCTATACTAGGGACAATGACTGAATTGATGGCATCTAAAATTAAAAACAATATGTCTAAAAATGGTATAGCACCTCCAACCCGATAGGAACGATCATGTCACCTGAAGAACGTGCTGAATTCATAGCGGAGTTAATGCTCCATATTAAAGCTGTTAATTCGTTGACAGATGATGAACAACGTTGGGTTAGGATGGCTATCGAGAAAGAAGCTCAATCTATAACCCTTCGTAAAGCAATCATCGAGAAGACTTTAACTTCGTTGATTTGGATGTTGGTTGTAGGTATTGGTTACATCATTCTTGATTCTGCTAAACAGCACGGCTTTAAGTAGATTATGAATGCGCCGTTTATTTTTATTCTTAATGTTGGTAACGGTATCGGCAGCACAGGACAAGTTAATACTGTCTACGGAGCCTCCTCCTCCATTGCCAAAGCCAAAGCCAAGGCAGACGAGTTGCGCGATACAGGAGTTATATGCGATTGCCTGGTCAACGCATGACCCAGCAGAGCGCCATAAGGCCATGCTGACGTGGCTTGATAAATCAAAGTGTAGCGTGGATGATTACACGCTTATTTGGAACAATTTGCCAGAGTGGGCAGGAACATCGGATAGCCCAGCTTTACGGGCAAAGATTATGGAGAAAGCAAGATGAACGATAAAGACAAGTTGGTTTCTGTCGTGACTT